TCATCTTCTAACTTCGTGCTTGAAGGTGACGACGCGACGACCGACGCGGCCACCGTGACGACTCGCGTGTACAACTATCGCGCAATCTCGGACAAGGTGGCGCGTGTGACTGGCACGCAAGAAGCCGTTAACAAGGCGGGGCGCAAGTCCGAAATGGCCTTCCAGATGGAAGCGCGCATGAAGGAGCTCAAGCGCGACGTTGAATCGGCATTGCTTGAAAACAACGCATCGGTGGCCGGTAACTCGACCACCGCACCCGAGTGCGCAGGCGCTCAGGCGTGGATCAAGACGAACACCGACAAGGCATCGGACGCAACCGCATCGGCTGGTAACGGCACCGACCAGCACACAGACGGCACTGCGCGGGCTCTGCAAGAATCGCAAGTAGAGGCGGTTCTGGCATCGGCTTGGTCCAATGGTGGTTCTCCCACTTTGGGCATCCTGAACGCATTCCAAAAGCGCAAGTTTGCCGCTTTCTCTGGGTCTTCCACCAAGACCAGCGACGGCGACAAAAAGAAGGTCGTGAACAGCGTCGATATTTACATTGACCCGCTGGGTAACGAAGTTCGCCTAGTCCCGTGCCGTCAAGTTCCCACTGACGTGGTGTATTTCTTTGACCCAGAAATGGTGGCATTCGCAACCCTGCGCGACTTCAAGACTTTTGACCTGGCCAAAACTGGCGACAGTGAGCGTAAACAGATCATCGTTGAATACACGCTTGAAATGCGCAATGAAGCGGCTCACGCCGGTATTTACGACCTGTCCACCTCCTAATCAACAAAACGGGGCTTCGGCCCCTTCTTACTTTTAGGAGAAATCGATGGGACTTCGCATTTACCAAAACGCCAACGGCTTCCAGTTCACGGATGCGCCTACGGTGATCGGCACCACAACCCAACCGGCCAGCGGCACGATCCGCGTGAAGAACGAGCAATTCGGCTCGTTCAACAAAACGGTTCTTACCCTGGACAACGTGGGGCAGTCTGTTGTCAATGGCACAGAGTACCAAAACACCAAAATTCACACCTTCCCCGAAGGCCGGATTCTGGTACTTGGAACCACTGCGCGATTGCAACAAAAGACCACCAGCACCCTGGCATCAACGCTGAACGCATCGTCAACCGGTGCGATCTCGTTGGGCACGGCTGCTGCATCGGCTACGACCCTAAGCGGCACGATGGCCGATCTACTTCCCTCGACGGCCTTCACGTCGTCTGCCACGATCAACGTTGCAGGCACCGCAGTGACAGGGGCATTGGCCGCATCGGCTCAGTTTGATGGCACGTCCACTGCAAAAGCTGTGTATCTCAACACGGCCTATGCAACGACAACCGATGTCGATGCCGACGCAACCCAGACCATTTCAGGCACTGTCACCTTGGTGTGGTGTTGGCTTGGCGACTACTAAAACAAGGGGCTTCGGCCCCTTTATCTTTCTGGGGTAAATATGTGTAAGAAACCGGAACTCATTTTTAGTAGCTCAGCGCGAACGGCAACCCTTTCGGCAACGTTCAATACAGATGCCACTGAGGGTCTATTCTTCATAAACGTTTCAGCCGTCAGTGCCACGCCGTCAGTCACATTTGCAATAGATGGTGTGTCTCCAGCAGGGACGACCTACAACATTCTTACGAGTGCAGCCATAACCGGTACTGGACTCACAGTGCTGCGCGTGTCTCCGCACCTGACGGCAGCAGCGAACACCGTCGCAAAGGACATCCTGCCGCAAGCAATCAAGGTGACAGCAACCCATGCGGATGCGGATTCAATCACCTACTCCATGTATTTCATGGGGATGGAATGATGAGCGGAATAGTAGAACGCAGCTTCTACGACGAAGCGACGGATTCGCTGACAGTACAAACGCTGTACGACAACAGCGAAGTTCTCAAGGAAAACGCCTACCTGCGCAACACCGCACCAGAGACAGGCAGGTACAAGGGAACGCTAGTAAAAGTGGCGTCAATCGATGAAGGCGACATCGTGCGATTGAAGAATCTTGGATACAACATCCTGTCGTCAGACAAAGACGAATTCAAACGCGCATTGCTGTACTTGCAGTCCGAGGAACGCGCCCACTTTGTTGTTCCTGGCACCCCCATTGCCAAGAAACGGCAGGTATGGCGATGAACTACACCGATATCCAAGAATCAATCGCTAACTACCTGCACCGCTCGGACCTGACCGACCTGATACCGGACTTCATCGCAGACGCAGAAGCCCGCATCTATTCCGAGCTGCGCGTAAAGGCGATGGAAGCAGCCTATTCGGAGGCGGTTGCCAGTGGATCAGTGGCCTTGCCGACTGGGTTTGTTGAGTGGATAAACCTCTATGTTGATGGAGACACAGCAGGCTCATTGACCCGAAAAGACCCCGAGTGGATATACACCAACTACCCAACACGATCCGGCTCTGCGAAGCCGGTTTTTTTTGCCCGCGAGGGTGAAACATTGATCTTTGGGCCGTATGCCGGTCCCTACACGATAAAAGGCCGTTATTACAAGCGCCTCACGGCTTTATCTGACAGCAACACGACGAACTGGTTTACGGAGAACGAGCCCGCGTTATTGAGGTATGCCGCTCTGTGCGAAGCCGCTCCTTACATCATGAACGACGAACGTGTACCACTCTGGGAAGCCAAGTACCAGGCTGCAAAAGACCGAATTAAACGCATGGACCGCAGTGAGAAACACAGCGGCTCACTACTACAAATGAGGGCAGGCTAAATGAGCGTCGAATCAGCAACCAACATATCGCAACTGGACCCGACCAAACCGGCTGCGACAGACCTCAAGAGCGAGGGCGACGACCACATTCGCCTCATCAAATACACCCTTTCGCTCACGTTTCCCAGCGTTACCGGCATTGGCACCGCAGCCAGCAGCAACAGCAGCGCACTGCTGGCTACCACGTCCATGGTGCAGTCTGCGATCCTGGCATCCAGCGGCATCACGGCAGTGCTGCCTGGGCAGACTGGGAATGCTGGAAAAGTATTAACAACCAACGGCACAACGGCATCGTGGGGCAGTTCGTCAGGAAATAGCCTCTACCTTAGTTCACTTTATGGAGCCTTCTAAATGGCAGCGAATACATCCCCCGTTTTTCCGCTAACTCCGGTCGTACCGGTTGGTCAAACACTGATTACAGCCAACACCGCCAAAGACGGCACAGGTACTGTTGTAACCCTCTACACCGCAGGCGCGAACGGCTCCAAGGTGGATGGCATAAACATCGCCTACACCGGGACATCCGTTGCCACGGTGGTTCGCATCTTTGTCAACAACGGCAGCGCAACCAGTACCGCAACAAACAACACGCTGATCAAGTCGATCAACGTTGGGGCCAACACCATGACCTCCGAAATCAGCACGGCGGCAGACTTCTACACGCCCCTGCTCAATGGGGGCTCTCTGATGCTTCCGGCTGGCTACAAGATCACCGCAACCATTGCCGTGACCGTGGCCAACGCCCTGGCTGTAACCGCAACGGGTGGCGATCTATGAGCTGGGGCGACCAAAAAAGCATAGGAGCCGCGATTAGCTCCTATGTGCAAAGTGGCGCTATTCAATCAAGCACAACCTACGCCGTCCCCAGCGGCACAAAGCGCATCGAAGCGATGCTGTGCGGTGGCGGGGGTGGTGGGCATACAGCCCAAGGCGGTGGCTTTGGCGGGTGCCAAATCTACGAAATCCCTGTAACCGGTTTCCCGCTGGACATTGTGATCGGCGCTGGGGGTGCGGCGCAGAGCACAGGGGGAACTACCACGGTTAGCAGCGCAGGCGTCACTTATGCGGCTGTGGGCGGTGGCGGCGGCGGCAAGAACTCCGCACCCCCTAAGTCGGGGCTATATGGCGGGGGTGGTGGTGGTGGGTTTAGCGACGGCGGTTCAGGCGGCGCCCCGTTCAACCCTGCGTTATTGCGGTGGTCTGCCCTGTATCAGGCCCCAAAGACAGGGCTTCAGGTAGGATCGTTCTACACCTCTGCCACGGTTGTTTTGCCGGTGCCTTTGGGTATGGGCGGGCAGTCTGTAGCCAACACCAGCGCGGCAGATGCAGCTATGGGTTGGGGCGGGGGAGGGGGCGCAAACACAGCAACATCAGCCCCCGGCTCTGGTGGTGGATGCAGCGCCTTAACCAGCGGTATCGGCGGCGCAGGCGGCGGCGGTAACGGTGGTGCCGGTGGCTCTATGGCATCCGTATCGGCCTGGGGTGTGACAGGCTTTGCAGGCGGCACATCAGGTGCCTCTACCAACGGCGGCGGTGGTGGCGGTATGCTGGCCGCTGGCGGCAACGGTTCGGGCACCACGGGCGGCAACGGTGGCAACGGTGGCGGCGGTGGTGGTAATGGCAGTGTTACGCCGGGGACCGGCGGCAACGGATTTGTGATTGTGAGGTTCTACCAATGAGATACGCCATCGTGACATGCGGTGTCGTTTCAAACATCGCCATTTCCGACCATCCACTGGCCGATAACTGGGTCTGCATTGAAGGACTGGACCCCATGCCCGCTATTGGTTGGACCTATGCCAACGGTGTTTTTACGGAGGCATGATGGTCGAGGTCGATCCTAGAGACTACGGGAAGCTAGAGGCCCAGGTGGAGCGCATTATCAAAGACGTTGACAACCTGAGCGACGAGATCAAGCAGCTCAAAGAGAGCATTCAAGCAATCCGCGACCTGATGGAGCAATCCAAAGGCGGTTGGAAGACACTGGTCTACCTTGGTGGGCTGGCGTCAACCGTTGGCGGTTTGATTGCCTGGCTGGCATCACATATCAAGTTCACATGATCTACCAGGTGCAGAACTGCGGCAACGGCTTCACGGCTGACTTGACGCCCGAAGAGATCGGTGCCGGTGTGTGGTCTAGTGTCTCGAACATGCGGTTCAACAACGGCTATGCAGAGCGCTTCAAGGGCACGGCACAGGTATTCGCCACGCCATCGGTGACTCCGTACTTCATCACCCCCTATACGACCAACACGGCGCGGTATTGGGTGCACTGTGGGCTTAATGCTGTATTTGCCGACGATGGAACCACCCGAACCAACATTACAGGCACCCCCCCTGCGGGAGCGATTGACAACCGCTGGACCGGGGGTTCGGTGAATGGGGTCTTGGTCCTGAATAACGGTGTCGATCAGCCCATGTACTGGGCCGGTACGGGCACACTTGCCACGGTAGGCGGGTGGGATGCCAACTGGCGTGCAAAGGTTGTTCGGCCTTTCAAGAACTACATTGTGGCGCTGGGCATCACCAAGTCGGGTACGGCGTACCCCAACATGGTGAAATGGTCCACAACCCTGAACCCTGGGGCCATTACCGGCGCTGGGGATTGGGACGAAACCAACCCGGCAAAAGACGCAGGGGAGCTAGACCTGGCAGAAACACCCGACATGATGGTGGACTGTCTGCCCTTGGGTGATGTGAACATCATCTACAAAGAGAGGTCCGCTTATGCGATGGCGTATGTGGGACAACCTTATATCTTTCGTTTCCAGCGCATCCCCGGTGACGTGGGAATGCTGGCTCCAGGTTGTGCTGTGCAGACTCCTTTGGGACACGTAGTTCTATCCGCTGGCGATGTGAACCTGTGCGATGGCAACGGCTTCACCTCAATCGCCAATGGGATGGTTCGTAACTACATCTTCACGAACATCGACGCAACCAACTACAAACGGTCCTTTGTCACTGCCAACCCGCAAAAGAACGAAGTCTGGGTATGCTTTCCGTTCGGCTCGTCCGAAACCTGCAACAAGGCCGCTGTGTGGAACTGGATCGACAAAGTATGGTCATTGCGTGACCTGACCAACGTTACCTATGGCGCCTTCGGGCAGATCGACTACGCCGGGACATCAACCACCTGGGCCGGTGATAGCGACACCTGGGCAACGGACGCAACCACATGGAACCAAAGCGAATACTCACCGGCAGAGGCGCGGCTTTTGATGTCGCACAGCACCCCATTGATAAGTCTGGTGGACCAGGGGACTACCGAACTTGGCTCACTCATTACCGCCAACCTGACCCGAACCCAAATGACACTGGACGAACCTGGTACGGTCAAGACCGTGACCGGAATCAGACCCCAGATCGATGGTAACTCCGGCGCAACGGTACAGATCAGCATTGGCGCATCGATGTACCCGGATGCTTCGCCCACCTGGTCCAGCCCGCAGACGTTCACCTTGGGGCAGTCGATCAAGATCGATAGCTTTGCAACGGGCCGCTACATCGCCGTGAAGTTCGCCAACAGCGACTACTCGGCCTGGCGCATCAAGTCGTACCAGATCGAATTCACCAAAGCAGGCAAATTCTGATGGCCCGCTACACACCCGGAACACCACCCCAAGACGCCGCTTCACTAGCGGCTTTTTTACGTGTGGAGCTTGCCAAGATCGCGCAGGCCATGGAAACACAAGACGCATCCCTGTCGCTGGACACGCTCTATGCAGCACCCAAGAAGTTCAGGGATGGAACCATCGTCAAAGCGGATGGCACGACCTGGAACCCTGGTTCTGGCTCCGGCCTCTATGTTTATCGTGATGCCGCTTGGCACTTTTTAGGATAAGACCATGCCTATTTCATTCGGTGGCAACACCTACTCTGACCAACAGATTCAGGATTTCTACAAGAACGGCGGCAATGAACGCCAGTTCCTGCAACAGAACGGAGTTACTGACCCCTGGCAGGCGCGTGATCTGACTCTACAGGCACGACAGATCGGCGGTTACAAGCCGACGATGCAAGACAACTTCGCGCAGTACCAAAAGGACAACCCGAACGGCGCGTATGCCAACAATTACAACGGGTGGCTAAACGACATGAAAAACGGAGCGCCTGGTGCTTACAGCGCCATGCAATCAGGTACGTATACAGGTACAAACTTTGCGCCAACGGATTGGGACGCCAACGGCATCTACGGCGGTGTGAAGTTCGGATATGGTCAGTCCGGCAATGGTCGCTTGGGTATTGGTGACGGATGGGGCGACTCATCGGGCGCTGCCAGTGGTGGTACTGGTGGTACTTCAGGTACTGGCGGCACTGGTGGGTATGGAAGTGGCTCTAGTTCCTCTTCATCTACTAGCGGTGGTCTAAATCCATATCTGGATCAAATGGCCGCGTCCATCACCAACCAGATGAATACAAACTGGAGCCGCAACCTAGAACCGTCCATTCGTAGCGGTGCGATGGCTGCAGGTGGCTTTGGTGGATCGCGTCAAGGTGTCGTAGAGGCTAACGGTCTGCGCGATATGAATCAGACGCTTGGCAACTCTCTGGCTAACTTGTACGGGACCGGATGGCAGAACGCACAGCAAAACGCGCTTCAGAAGCAATCACTTGATAACAGCTACGACTTGGGTATCAGGAACAACAACCTGGGCTTTGCGAACCTCGATTCGAACAATGCACAGTTCGGTGCCAATCTGAATCTGAACACGCTAAACGCCATGAACAACTGGGCGCAGAACGGCGTCAACGCAGCAAACCAGATGTACCAGATGCCGCTGTACTACCAGAATATGTTCAACAACATGCAAAACAACATCAGCGGGCAGGGTGGGTCTACCTCTCAGACCAATCAAGGCAACCCCGGTCTTGGCTTCCTGGGTGGATGGCAACTAGCTAACGGGTGGGGCAAATAATGGACTATCAAACCTATCTGAAGATGGTACAGCCGTGGATGCTCAATAACGGCGTGTTCAGAGGTCCGGCCGATGGTGTGAACTACATGGCCGAGGGCATGACGCCACAACAGTTCTACGACTACCAGGTGAAGCGGTATGAGGCTGCAAAAGCGAACGCGGATTCGAGCGAGTACAGTTTCGGCAAAGGTGCTACTACGCCATCACTAGATGCAGAGCTAGACCCTAGCTGGCGTGCGGGTGCGGTGAACACTGCCCACGGCGCACTCGGTAATTGGGGCGTGCCTCTGGCTATGCTTACAGCCGCCTTTGGTGGCGGTGCTCTGCTCGGTGGGAGTGGAGCCGCCGCAGGTACTGCCGCTGCTGGTGAAGGTGCAACCGCTGGTTTGGGGACTGTTGGCGGTGGAATTGGTACTGCTAGCGAGTTTGCCCCTATGTCGATTGGGCAAATGTCAGCGCCTCTATCGTCAACGGAGCTTGCATCTCTTAGTGCGCCATCAACCGGTGCGGCTGGTGCTACCGGTCTGCTAGCAGACGGTAACCAATCCGCAGCAGAAGTCGCACGACTCGGTGGCATGAACGCAGGCGATCCATCGCGCATGTTGTCTATGGGAACTGCACCAGGCGTTAATACGGCTGACGTTGGTTTATGGGACAAGGCTACAGGCTTTATCAAAGAAAACCCGACGCTGGCAAAGCTAGCCATGGGCGCACTAGGCGCTGCAGCCAGTGGCGACACGAAAACAAGCCAATCTAAAGACCCATGGGGACCGGCCCAGCCTTATCTGCTGCAAAACCTTGCACAGAATCAGGCCATGAGCGACTACTACAACAAAAACCCGTTCAGCCAGGAACAGAAGAACGCCTACCAAGGCTTGCTAAACACCGTCGCACTTTCGCAGGCTGGTGGGCAGGGTCTACTGAGTAACGCTGCCAACTTCATGAACTCTCGCCGTGGCGTCATGCCTGCAATGACTGCAACACCTCAGAACGTGACCGCTCCCGCAATTGACTGGAGCCAGTACGCCAACATCGGGAGGAAGTAATGGGATTACTCGATTTTGATAGCCCTGACACCCGGCTAGGACTTGGACTGCTGGCGGCAGCGTCGGCACGTTCCGATGGTGCGGGGTTCGGTCAACGGCTGGCCGAAGCTGTGGGGTCTGTGGATCAATGGAAGCAGCAGCAGCAGATGCAAAAGGTACGCGAAATGCAAATTCAGTACCAACAGGCACTGATGGCCGATCACCAGCAAAAGCTGATTGCAGAACAACGTGCAAACGAGATTGCAGCACGAAAGCAGGCAGCGTTACCTACCATTTTCAGCGCTGGCAGTGCGGGCGCTCCAGCGATCAACATCGATGCAGCATTGCCTCCAGAAATGCGTACAGGCGTGGGTGTTCAACCAGCCATCGCGCCACGTTCATCGGGTGTTGATGTTCAGCGTGCGCTCATGGCCGGATACAGCCCCAAGGAGATCGAGGAACTTGACAAGCTGCGCAATGTCGGATTGGATAAAGTGGCAAGGACCGTGCAAGGTCAGGACGAAACAGGTAAACCCGTAACGTTCCAGATGGATGATTTCGGGCGCAAGATCGGAATGCCTGTTGCTGAGTGGAAAGCCCCCGTACTTGTCAATCAAGGCAATAAAGAGACATTTGTTGACCCTGTAAGCCTAACTGCGCGTGGCAGTTTGCAAAAGTTCCAAAGCCCTGATAGTGCTGCTTCTAATTGGGTGACGATGCGCGGTCAAGATTTGGTCGATGCACGTAAGCGTGAAGAATTGCAAGGAGCAGAAACTGCATTTAGTCCAGAGGCAATTGCTAACGCTGCTGCACGATACAACATTGATGGAACTTTGCCTCCAATGGGCATGGGCAAAACTGGCTCCATGGGGCGCTCTGCAATCCTGAACAAAGCAGCAGAACTTGCGCGTGGTGTTAGTGGAGAAGATCAGCGAGTTGCACAAATTGACAACAAGGCAGCATCTGGCGCTTTGACTAAGTTGGTTGCACAGCAAACGATGATTTCTGCATTTGAAAAGAATGCAGTCAAGAACGCTGACATGGCGCTCGAATTGTCAGCAAAGGTTGACAGGACGGGTGTTCCTATTCTTAACACTTGGATTCAGGCTGGTCAAAAGTCTGTCACTGGCAACCCTGAAGTTGCTCAATTCCATGCAGCAACAGAAACATTTGTTAATGAGTACGCAAAGATTATGAGTGGCAGTATGGGTAATACCGCAGTAAGCGATAGCGCACGCGCTCATGCTCATAGCTTGCTGTCTACTGCACAGACCCCTCAAACTTATGCCGCTGTTGTGAGTACGTTGAAACAGGAAATGAGTAACCGTATGGCGGGACTTGAAGAAGAAAAGCAATTGCTTCGTAGTTCTATGAAGCCGCGCACTTCAACAAGCGAATCTACGCCTGCTCCTGTAAAAGTTCGTCGATTCAATCTAGATGGTACTGAGATTAAGGACTAACAATGATTATTGATGTTGTTGGCAATCAAATTGAAGTGCCTGATAACGCAACTGATGCAGACATTGCGCGAATCATTAAGAAGAATGCATTAAACATTCGTCCTGTTGTTGCTCCTGTAAAAGAGCGTTCATGGTCTGATGTTCCTGTTGATGCAATAAAGAATGCTCCTGGCAGTGCTATGAACTTGCTTGGCGGCATTGCTCATGCCGTGATGCATCCGATTGACACGGTTGCTGGCGCTACAGATATTGCTGCCGGTGGATTGCGTAAGATTCTGCCTGATTCGGTTGTTAAGGCTCTTGATTCTCTTAACACGCCTAGTATGCAGGCTGATGCAGAAAAAGCTGATAGGGTTGCTAGTGCTGTTGGGCAGTTCTACAAAAACCGCTATGGCGGCATGGATAAGGTGCGTGACACATTGGCAACTGACCCGATTGGTGCTGCTGCTGATGCAACCATGCTATTCCAAGGTGGTGCAGGATTGGCTAGGCAGGCTGCAAAGATTCCTGCGCTTGCTGATAAGGCCGGTGTGGTTGCTAACGTGCTTGATGCTGTTGGTAGTGCTGTTAACCCGATAACTCCGGTTGTAAACCTTGGGCGTGCTGGTTATGGTCGTGCTGCTCAGTACGTAAAGACAAATCCTGGCAATCTATTGGCTGATGCGATTGGAGCAACACCAGAGGAAGCAAAAGCAATTGCTGCTGCTGCCATTGCCGCGCCTCAGTCAATTGTGCAAGGCTCTGACCTTACTCTTGCTCAAGCATTGGCCCATCAGGGTGTGCAAAACCCTAATGTTGCTTTGCTTGAAAAGATTGCTGCTGGTGGCCCAGGTGGAAATAAATTGTTGCAGCGGTATTCAGACCAAGCAGCAGCACGCCTTGAGGCTTTGAAGGCTAACGGGGCAGAGACTTACATGGGTGCGCCTGCTGACCTGTCCAACAATGTTGGTAATAAGGTAGGTTCTATTCTTCGCACTCAAGCCGCTGATGACGCAAAAGCCGCGCGTGCTGCATGGGAAGCGGTTCACGGTAAGGCACTTGTTGACGGTGTTACGCTGAATCTTCCTCTTGAGGATATGCGTGCTGCAATGGCTCCGTTGGGTCGTGGCACTGTTGGCGCAGGTTCTACTGCAAAAGGCTTACTAAGTGAGGCAGAGAATATTGGCACGATGGAACTGCCTGCTGTTGCTCCTTTGAAGCAAGGCAAGGTGGTTAATTCTCAGTCACTTGAACAGGCAGTGCGTTCCTATGGTGGTCTTAGCGGTGATGCTGGCGAAATTCGTGATTTGGGAATTAAACAATCTGGAACCACTGGGCTTGTAAACAACAAATCTGGTAAGCCTGTTGACTTGGTTGCAGAAGAAATGCACCGTCGCGGGTTCTTGCCTGATTCAGACCCTGCTACGCTGCTTGATGCTTTGCGTAATGGTGGTGGACGCAAGATTTACGCTAATGATGCAGTTGACAATAACGCATTGCAGCGTCAACTTGAGGCGTCTATGGGTGATGCTCCTGCCGCTGAACGTATTGCAGTTCCTGTGCCTTTTGATGAGTTTCAGCGTTTACGCAGGTCTGCTGGCGAACTCGGTGCAAAGGTTGCTGAAAAAGGTAGTCCAACTGAGGCCGCTGTGCTTAACAAGTTTCAAGGCTTGTTAACAGAAACCGCTGATAAGGCGGCATCTGCTGATGGCGGTTTGCTTGGCTCTAATATGTCTCCTGAGTTTTTGCAGCAGTACAACGCTGCGCGTGAACTTACAAAGCGCAATGCTGAGATGTATAAAAGTGGCAACAACATTAGCCAAATTTTGCGTAAGCCTGCCGGTCAAAATTACACATTGGCTGGTGATGAGATTACTAGTAAGTTGTGGCATGGTGGGCAAGGTCTTGTAGGTGACATTCAGAACCTAAAGAACACACTAACCCAAAACAACTATGAGCATTCTCTTGATGCGCTTCGTAAGTATGTTATGACTGATGCCGCCAGCAAAACGACTGCATCTGGTAATTTGGGTGCTGCTTTGCCTAAATATGTAGAAGGCCGGTTGCCTGGATTGCAGGAATTGCTGCTTCCAGACCAACTAAACTCTATTACAAGTGTTGCCAAGGATATTAGAAACGCAGAAATGGCTGCAAATACTGGCGTTCGCGGCTCTGATACTCAAGCCAAGATAACTCGCGCTCTTGACGCTGGATTGCTTGATTCTCCAATGGCAAAAAGCATTGCCAAAGTGACAAGCATGAAAGGTATTGGCGGCGAAACAGTGCGTAGTAAGTTGGCGCAGATGGTAATTGAGAATAAGGGCAAGGTGGTTGCTGACTTGCTGGCAGACCCGAAAGCTGCTGCTGCTGCTCTAAAAGATGCTGACTTTGTTAGTCAGCTTGATAAGCCTACTCTAAAACGATTGTCTGTGACTGCAAGGCTTGCTCCTTTGGCAGCAGATGAAATAACGCAATCTCAGCGTTAACAATTCAGCAGCATCATCTATAGCCCCCATGCGGGGCTTTTTCAATTGGGGTTGAAATGAAGATCAGCGAAGCGGGTATCAATCTGGTAAAGCACTACGAAGGCTTGCAACAGCAGCCATACATCTGCCCAGCAGGCAAGCCAACGATTGGCTACGGCCACACCGGGCCGGACGTGGTGTTCGGCATCACGATCACTGAGGCCGATGCAGACAAGCTGCTACGTGAAGACCTGCACTATGCTGAACGTGGTGTAGAGACATATGCACGTGTACCGCTCACGCAAGGCCAGTTCGACGCGCTGGTGAGCTTTGCCTTCAACCTTGGCATCGGCGCGCTGCGCGATAGCACCTTGCTTAAAAAGGTCAACGCCAAAGACTTCGATGGTGCAGCGGCGGAGTTTGGAAAGTGGGTTCACGGTGGCGGGCGCGTGCTACCGGGGCTGATTAAACGCAGGGCCGCAGAGGCAGCACTATTCAAGGGGAACGCATGAACGCCATCGTCAAACGTTTGAAATCCAAAACCTACTGGGCCGCGATCCTTGGAACAACTCTGGTTGTTGTTGAGCAAAACGCGCAGTTTTTCAGCGCCTACTTGCCCGAGTCCTTGCGCCAGTTGTCCATCCTCATGTGGCCGGTGTTGATGATCGCGCTGCGGGAACTGACCGACAAGCCCGTGAGTGAAAAGTGATGTACACCTACGTGGCAACGGCGATCCTGGCGGCGGCACTGTCTGCAACCGGGACATGGAAGATTCAGCAATGGCGAATGGACGCGAAGGAGAAGGAACATGTCGAGCAAATTCTGGATGCTGAACGCAGGGCCGCAGCCAAGGCTATACGCAATCAGGAAACGGTCATTGCTGCGCAAAGTGAAGCGGCACGCCGCGCTGCTGATTTGCGCCGGGATGCTGCTGGCAGTCGTGATGCTCTTGTCGGGTTGTCACACGCAACCGATCAGACCTTGCGAGACGCAGCCGCCAGTCTCGATGCCTGCACTGTCCGAGCCGCTGCCATCAGTCAGCTACTCAATCAGTGTGGGTCAGCGTATCAAGAACTGGGGGCTATCGCTGACCGGCACGCCTCAGACGTTAAAACCTTGACGGACGCTTGGCCGAAGGATTGACATGGGACTGCTAGACACAATCGCACCGACCCCAAGAAACAAACTTCTAGGTCTGCTGGCTGACGCTGCTCAAGGCGTGAGTGATTTTGCCGCAAGGCCGTTTGGATATGATAACCCGCCTGGGGCAATTGTTGCCAGTCTGCTTGG